CAGTCCGGTCAGGCCGCGATCATTGATAGTCAGGGCTCATACGTCAAGCTGAATAACGACGGGACGATGAGCTTCAACGCCGCGACAGGGATGTATTTCTCGGCGCAGACGATCGCTATGCAGGCGAGCCAGACCATCGGGTTGACCGCAGGTACCGAAATCACCAACTCGGCGCCAGCAGTCGAGATCGATGGGCAGTTGACCCAAGGTACCGGGCCGCAGGGTGGCACCGCAACGCTAAACGGTCCGGCTACGGTCAATAACGACCTCACCGCCGAAGGCAAGAGCGTGCACAACCACACGCACACGGCACAGGGCGCCAACGCCGTCACCACACCGCCCAACTAGAGCCAATTTATGCCTGACAGTTTTCACTGGTGGGGCCAGGACACCCAGTTCTCGGCCTCGGGGGATGACTTGCTCGCGACCGGCGTGGCGGAATTGAATCAGCGCATAGTACGCGCGCTGCTGACGCCACCCGGCACGTACATCTGGCATCCGACGTATGGCGCCGGCCTAGGTCGTTTCGTCGGCAAGGCGCTCTCGGTCGAAGAGTTCGCGCTGATCAAGTCACTGATCACTGCCGTGCTGGCGATTGAGCCTGACGTGCAAAAGCAGCCGCCGCCGACCTTCACCTACCAGAACGATGCTACCGGCCTGCTGAGCGTGGCGATCAATTACATCTACGCGCCCACGGGCGTGCCGCAGACCCTCAACTTCAACGTCCCGGCATATGGCTCTTAATACGCAAAGTTTCACGACGATCGTTCAGCAGCAGGTTGCGGCGATCCAGTCGGCGGTAGCGAAGGCAGGCGGCGCAGTCGTCACCCTCCTATCGTTCGTGATCGGCTCGCTTGAGCTGGCGCGCGTTGAAGCGGTCGCTGGCGTGTCGATGTGGCTACAGTCGCTCGTGATGACGCTGCTCGCCGTGACACGCCTGTCGACGTCGACAGGAGCCGATATCGACAGTTTCATCGCTGACTTTGGCTGCCCGCCGCGCGAGGCTGCGGTGTCTGCCACTGGTCAGGTGGTCTTCTCGCGTTTCACGCCGACGAATGCGGCGACGATTCCGGCGGGCGTTTATACGCCGAACGCGAGCGGGACCGGGGGCAGTTATTCCGGTGGCGCCATGACGCTGACGGCAGACGGAACGCAACCGTTCCAAGTCATACCGGACCCGACGCAGACCTATTGGAATGCCGCAGCGAACGCCTACATTATCCCGGCTGGCGTGACGAGCGCACAGGTCACGGTGCAGGCGTCGAACGCTGGCATACAGGGCAACGTTGCCGCCGGCAGCATCACGACGATCTCGACGGCCATCGTCGGCGTCGACACGGTGACCAATTCGAGCTCGCTCGAGAATGGCGTAAATCAGGAAAGCGACGCGGCGGTGCAGGCCCGGTTCCAGGTCTATGTCCAAGGCCTGCGCGCAGCAATCGCAACGGCAGTCGAGTCGGCTATCGAAGGCGTGCAGCAGGGCATCCAGTACGAGATTGTCGAGAACCAGACGCTCGGCGGCGTCACGCAGTACGGATTTTTTTACGTGATCATCTCGCCGTTCACGACGCAACTGCACGACGCGGTTTATTCGGCCATCAACGCGATTCGCGGCCTCTCGATCACGTTCGCGGTGTACGCCGCAACGCAACTCACAGCCAACATCGCGGTGAGCGTCACCGCCGCGCCCGGCTACTTGCTGGCGAACGTCGAGGCGGCGGTCACGACGGCAATCGAGAATTTCATTGCATCGGTGCCGCTCGGCGGCACGCTGTCCTATTCGCAGCTTTATTCCGCGATTTGGGCCGTGCCGGGCGTGGCGATCCCCGTAACCGGTCTGACGATCAACGGCGGCACGTCTGATTTGGTTGCGACTGCAACTCAAGACGTAGTTGCGGGCACGGTATCGGTGAACTGATGGCCAGGGGAGATCCGCAGGATATTTTCAGCCGCCTGAAGGCACAGATCCCGAAGTCGTGGTTCCAGTCATCCCCGAACTTCGACGCGACGCTACAAGGCCCTGCATGGGCGCTTTCGTCGATCTACGCGCAGATCACCTACGCGACGCTGCAGACGCGCATCGGCACGGCGACCGACGGCTATCTCGACCTGATATCGAATGACTTCTTCGGCACCGCACTGCCGCGGCTGACAAACGAACAGGACGGCCCATTTCGCGCGCGCATTCTCGCGAACCTGTTTGTCAAGGGGCCGACGCGCGCCAACATGTCGGCGGTGCTCACCCTCGTAACTGGTCGCACGCCGGATATTTTTGAGCCGAGCAATACGACTGACTCGGGCGGTTGGGATGGCGCTTTCTATTGGGATACCGGCGTCGGCAAATGGGGTGCGCCGATGCCATACCAGAGCTTCGTGACTGCATACCGGCCGATCACCAGTGCGCAATCTCTCGGTGAACTCGATTCGTGGCGCTGGTCGTTCGATTCATACGGCGCCTGGTCTGATTCTCCGGTCACATCAATTACCGACGCCGCAATCATCGCCGCCGTCGAATCAACCCGCATGACAGGCACGGTCGTTTGGCTACGCATAGCCAACGGGCCGATCACGCCATAACCGCACTAAACCTGCACTCATTCAAGCCGCCTTCGGGCGGCTTTTTTCGTTTCTGGAGCTTGAATGGATCGCCCAACCGTTTACACACAGGAACAAGGCCGTAGCGTCGATTTCCTGTTCGCCGCGCGCTCGACCATGATCGGCCTGGGTAAGTTGGCGCAAGCCGCCTTCGGCAGCAATACGGTGGTGCGCGGGTTGGCTGTGACGCCGAACTCGCCTGCCGCCTTGAACGTGCTTGTCGGCATCGGCGAAATCTACTCATTGGCGGACGTCGATGCTACGCCATGGGGCGCGCTACCGGCTGACACGACAGATGTCATTGTGAAGCAAGGCCTGAATATGGCCGCGCAGACCATCTCGACGCCGGCACCCGCAACAAGTGGCTTTAGCGTCGCCTACCTGATCGAATGTCAGTATCAGGATCAGGACACGAACCCGGCTGTTTTGCCTTACTACAACAGCAACAATCCCCAGATTCCACTGAATGGACAAGGCGGCAACGGTGCGCCGCAGGCAACGCAGCGCCAAGGTTTTTGCGTCATCCAGGCGAAAGCCGGTATTGCAGCCGCGACCGGCACGCAGGTAACGCCTTCGGTCGATTCTGGCTGGACGGCACTCGCAGTAGTCATCGTCGCCAACGGCGCGACCACGGTCACCTCCGGAAACATCTCCGTGCCGGTGGGCGTGCCGCAGATCTCGAGCCTGCTGCAGATGATGCAAACCGGCTCGACCATCTACGCCGTCGATACCAGTACTTCCGCTAACACAATCACACTGGCACTCACCCCGGCTGTGACGTCATATACGGACGGTGAGCCGATCCGTTTCAAGGCTGCGAATAGCAATACCGGAGCCTGCACGATCAACTGGGGCGGCGGATCGATTGCACTCAATGGTGCGAACGCGGCGCTTCAGGGCGGCGAAATCATCGCCGCAAAGCAATACGAGGCGGCGTACAACTCGACCACAGGCACGGCGATTCTGATCGGGCAAACCGCTGGTGCGCTCCAAATCGCCCCCGCTACACAGCCAGCACATGCGGTCCAATTCGGCCAGGTCCAGCAAAACTACGCGTGGAATCATGGTTTCTCCGCGATTACGAGCAGTGGCAATTTCACCGTCCCAGCAAACGTCTATTTTCTGCGGTACAGAGTATGGGGTGCTGGCGCCGGCAGCGGGGGGGTAGGATCTGCTAACAATGGTAGTGCGGGCGGAGGCGGGGCGGGCGGATTTGCTGAAGGCATTATGGCCGTCACCCCGGGGCAAGTCATTGCCGCAACCATAGGAGCGGCGGGCACCGCTGGCGGCACAGGTGGCGCGGGTACCGCAGGCGGAACGACTTCGTTCGGATCTATCAGTGCAACCGGTGGCGCAGCGGGACAGGCAAATACCACTACTGGCGGCAACTCTGGCGGCGGGGGCGTTGGTAGTGGCGGACAAAATAATTTAACTGGTGGATCAGGCAGCACAGGCGGTCCTGGGGCTAGCGCTGGCGGATGTGGCGGAACCTCGAGTTGCGGCGGAGCGGGTGGGGGCGGTGCTGTAGGGCAGGGCGCGGGCGGAGCGGTCCCAGGCGGCGGTGGTGGTGGGTCTGGGGGCACCGGCGCAAATGCTGGTGCGGCTGGCGCGCGCGGTCAAGTCAATCTGGAGTGGTAAGCCATGAACCAAATCTACGCATTGATCCAATCTGATGTCGTGATCAACACGATTATGTGGGACGGCAACACGGCGACATGGACGCCTCCCAGCGGCGTTACAGCACAACTGTTGCCCGCTGGCTCACCAGTCAGCGCGGGCTATACGTTCGACGGCACGAACTACACGGCACCCGTATCGACGACCCCTGCGCCGACTGCGGCCGAAGTGCTTGCGTCTACCGTGATGGCAGCGCTGGCCGCCGGCCTGACGATCACAAGTACCAGCACCCCAGCGATCAATGGGACATACGCGGTCGACAGCAAAACAACTGATGAAATCACCTCAGTGACGACATTCATCCTGACGAACGGGGCTTTCCCCAATGGCACAAGTACATTTCCTTGGCCTGATGCCTCCAATACGCCGCATATTTTCCCGAGCGTGGCTGTTTTCAAGGGATGGGCCACGGCGATTGCGAACTATGTATCGGCGCTCAATCTGTATGGCGACGGCATGCCCGGCGCTACGCTTCCAGCGCCGAGCATGACCATCGCGTAAGGCAGCCGATCTGATTCCATCTGGAGATCCAGTTTCTATTGGCTGGACCTATAGCGGCGTCGCTTTTACTGGCGCCCCTCCGGCGCAGACGCCCGCTCTGACATAAAGAGCGCGGCTTGCGGAGCATCCTCGGTAAGAGGCGAGATAGCTCCACTGCCCATTTCCATGCGTAGCGCAATCTGGCGTCCTTTGCGGCGTAGCGGTGTCTCGACGAATCGATAATTGAGCTCTG